TATAAATTGTTATGCGTTTGAATTAAGAACAGAATTCTATTCCTTCTACAATACCGTTTGTTCTAACAAAGATTGTAACAGCAGAAACTTCAGGTACCTGTACTCTAGCAATTGAGTACCAAGCATTACCACCATTCCATGGATTTGTTAGATTTACATCAGTGTACATCACGGATCCAATTGCTATATTGTAAGGATCGAATGTTTCGCTATTATAGATTGCATATGGATGCACATCTGAACATACAGGTTCGTCAGCACCGCCAAGAGGTAGTTTATTAGATAACATCTCTTCTCCACCAATACCAGCACAATCATTACAATCACTATAAGGTCCTATTGATACTTCATAGAATGCAACTTGAATTGTAGACTCTTTTACTTTCCAACATCCATTTAATCCATTAATATTCCATACTTGATTAATAGCCATTGTACCAGGTCCCTGTGCAACTATAAGTTCTTGTGATTGACAATCTTGTAATATCCATGCTTCTTCTACAAAACCTTGACATTCAGCACATGTTTGATAATCTGCAAGTTCGAATGCATCAGCTGGTTGGGTAACTATTTGTACTGGAGTCCAACATCCTCTTAATGGATTTCCAATAAGATCTGTTAATTTATAGAATGCGTTAATAGTTGGAGCGGTACCTGTAGGATATAATACTCTTCTCTGTGGAGATAATAGGATTTGTTGACAATCATTACTTGAACGCCAGAATTCCCAAATATCACCAGGTGCAGATTCACATGTTACTTCAGCAACATAAGATTGTTGTGCACATCCTAATGAATCATAAACAGTATAAGAATAGGTTCCTGAACAAAGACCTGTTCTTGTAAAAGAAGTTGAAGGTCCATCATACCATTGAATTGTATAAGGTCCAGTACCTCCAGAAGGAGAAACACTAATTGAACCATCACATGCTCCACAATCAGATTCTGGTGTAACTACTTGAGTTGCAGTTACTGGAGTAGCAATAGAAACTGGTACTGTAACCTGTTGTGTATCAACTCTTCCTAAGCTATCAGTTATTGTAATAGTATAAGTACCTGGAGAAACATTAGAGATTGTGAAATCATATGAAGCGGCTCCTGGTGTTGCACCATTAAGAGCGGATCCGGATTGTCCATTACTTAAAGACCAAGAGAATCCTGGTGTACCATTAGTATTAATATCAATGCTACCAGCCCCAAATGCACATGGACCTCCAACTCCTGTTATTGAATTAACAAATAGTACTTGGTTTGGTATAACTGATGGTCTGTAATCATTTGCAGTTAATAACTGTACTTTAACTTCTGTATAAGCACCGATCTCAACATCAATAATCTTCTCAGGAATATAATACGTACCATTCACAAAAATAGTATCATCGAATGAAAAGTCATTAAGGTCTATATTGTTTAAGACAAAGTAGGCTGTAACTCTTCTCGAATACTTACCATACAATGCATTAATATATCTACTCCAGTAATTATCATAAAGAGTTACCCCATTTGTACCGGCTGTCGTAGGATTGGCTGTCCAATACTTAACATCATTAGCCCAGTTTAGATTAAGAGTCTGATTTTGAATTGGGAACACTTGATAAGGACTTACCATCGGATATACACTATATGGACTTCCCGTTCCATTTAATAAGTACCAAGGATGTACAGGTACTGACTTAAGTCCATCATAGAATAACATTCTAGTCTTTGGTTTAATCGGTAAATGTTGAAGTCCTGTATCCTCACTTGAGTGTGTATGTAATTGAGGAATAACAAAATTATCAGCTTGTACTCCACCTTCAATATTAGCAACTGGTGTTGGAGCGATTCCAATTAATTTGATTTCTCTCTTACCTTTAAGTAGGTCATTGTTAGCATTAAATTGTAAGTAACCGTAAGGTTCTGAATAAGCCTGTTGATGATAGACGTTTACGTAATCTCCACCTGGTTGAAACTTAAATTCAATCTCAGCATTTTGCGTAAAGAAAACTGGTTCGATTGGAACATCTTTATTCTCTACCAATTTCTTAGACCAATCGTGTAGATTTCCACTGTTAATGTATTGTTGCCATGGTTCTACTATAAAGTTCTGTACATTATTAGGGTCTGGACTTAAGACTAATCGAAATGCTGTAAGAATATCTTTAATAAAATCAATCTGTTTGTAAGTACATTCCAATGAAGTTACAGGATTAAATAATCCAGGTGCTGAAATAACATCTAGTGCTACATTAGTTACACTGTAGTTATCCGGACCATTACCACTAACAGATCCAACTACTAGGACTAATTGATCTCCAACATTTAAGAATGCTGTAGTTGTAGTATCTAAAATAACATTAAATTGTAGAGTTTGATTATTACCAAAACCAGATTGAGCTACAACAATCGATTGTGTAATATTGTATAGGAATACGGTAGTTAATAATGGAATTGGTTGACCATTAGAAGTATCATTGGCTCCACTATAGAAAGCTTGACCAGCAAATTGATATTCACCAGATGAAGGTACTGTATACACAGTTACTGGTTGGGCATTAAACTGTACAACACTTAGGTTATTTCCAGGGTCATTAATAGCTTGTGATAAGAATTGAGGTCCCCAATAACTATTATTCTCTTGAGCATGTGCAACGTTATCACTTGTAGGACTACTAGCTTCAATATCCCAACCAACAGTAGCCTTATTACCAAAAGCACTTATATAAATCTGATGGAATAAATCACTGTTAATAAAATCTGAAGTATAAGTATAACCAGCATCATCAAAGATCTGATCCCATATTCTTTTGGCTCTGATCATTGGTTTAAATCTGTCAACTGTAAGTGGATTACCTGCTTGTGTAAATCTACGTGGACCGTCTACTGCTATTCTTGTCTGTTCTACAGTACCTGCACTATTGTATGAGTTACCATGGTCAATAAGTGGGTATAAGATATTACCGTTATGTAGACCTGCAGTTAAACTGGCAGATTGAGGATATGCATTCCAACTTGTAACAATATTAGCGGCCGATACTTCTGATCCTGGAACTGCACCACCGATAATATCTGGCATCTGTAATTCACAAAGACCTCGATCTCCAATAATAGAAGAGAAGTCTCTAGTCTCACCAAGAAATAATAATTCGTAGTCGTAACGATCTAACTCAGTATTTAAGATTACCCTTTGTAATCTGATATGTCCTTGTTTAAACTCTGCACCATCAACTAGGATCTCTGCAGGTTTCTTTATAGTAACATCGAATATAGTCTGATCAACATCAAATGAGTTCTTGAAGAACTCTGCATTCTTTCTAGTACCTGGTACTTTAAAAGATTTTGAATAGGTTGATGTAGCATCTGCATTCTGAATGTCCTCAATACTTAGAGTCAACTTAATTGGCTCTGTTTCATATAAGTCCAGCCAAAACTGTTCTAGTTTGGCTGGACTGTTGTATACTTTAAGTTGGATCATATTAACCTCTTTGTGATTTTATATTGTGTGCTAGTTTAAATTTAATATCGTATTGGAATAGTTTATTCTTTCTGTAAGTCTTCTCGTCATATGAACTACTTATTAAACTTACAGGTACCCATTGGTACTTCTCTTGACCAGGTCTATCGTTAAATCTAACCTTAACATCTGCACTTATAAATAGGCCTTCTAAGTAGAGAGCATCTTCATCTGAGATATAGTCTGTAAATGCATTGAATTCTTCTGGTAACATTTGAGAATAAACTGTAGTTCCTCTATCGTATATATTTACATCATAGTTAGTGGCATTGTAATCAGCGGCCTCTCTAAGGTACTCATTTCTTTTGATGCTAACCTTTCTATCTTTACGCTTATTAAACGAGTAGTAGTCTCTGAAACCATACTTGTTCAACCATGAGAATTGATACTCAGGGAAATCATTACAAGCAGGATCTACAATGTTAAATCTATGTACATAATGCATTGACTCATCAGTAAGACCCTGATTAATCGTAGTACAGTTTGAAAATGCTGAAGTACTTACGTAATAGTGAGTTGCACTGGATGCAAAGTCTTGAAAGTTCTTAGGTCCTGTTGCTGCTGTAATTGCATAATTAGGATAGAGAACTGCACTACCATCACCTGGGTTTGGATTAGGTCCACCACCGTTACCAACAATATTATAGACAATATCATTACTTAAGTTAACGTTACCATTGTACTGCCAAAAGACAAATGCCTCAATACTTGCAGCTTCAGCAGGTCCAGTACCACTTGGCTTATTATAGTAACTAATAGTAGTCATATCATCAACCGTAACGTAATGGTCATAGACTCTCATGTTATTTAATAACCAGCTTGGCTTACCATCCGTAATAGTACCTGCTAGTCTGTAATTCTCCAAGTCTGTAAATGGTTGTCCTTGTTTAAGCACAGCGGTACATCCAGTTGACGTGATCAAAGCCGGTATATATGGAGCCGGAGAATAGGGTACCTGGTAATAGGCTTTAGTACCTCCGAATGCTAAGAATAATGGACTAGATCCACTGATTGAAACAATACCTCCAGTCTCACTACCAATTGCAAAACTATATGGAGTACTTTCTTGTGCAGAGTTTAATAAGTCGTTACCAATGTAACCTATTTGTTCAACATAATTTGGTGAAGGTGCTACAAAGTTCTGTAATGTATTCTGAATATCAAAGATTGCAACACCTTGTGAATTAGGTGTTTGTCTAAGATCTGCTATTAGTTGGCCAGCTCTGTATATTTGTAAAACATACTTATCCGCTGTAATTACTCCAGTGATCGGATCGGTTGGTATACCACTCAAGGTAACTGGATTAGGTCCGTACGCCTGATCAAAAGGTAATGTAGGTGTTTGTGTTAATGTTACTGCCATGGTTTTATATTGGTCTAATTAGTTCTTCTGTTAGTCTTTCTACAACCTCATCAGTAATATCTCTGAGGTTAAAGAATTGTTTTGGTTTAAGCCCTCGTTGGGCAATTGATCTTCTTACTGGAAATGGTAAACTACCACCGATAGTTTGAGACTTGAATTGAAACTTGTAACCTGCTGCAACTCCGAATATTCCATCTGGTGTTGAGATAGCTCCAGGATCATTCTCAGTTCCCTTTACACCGTAGTTCTGAAATATACCGTAGTTAAGCATTTCCAATTCTAATGAATTCATACCTACTTGAAATGAGATACTAGCCTTTAATGCACCAGTATCAACCGGTGCATTTCTTTTGATTTGTCCAGTAATCTCACTACCAATTTGAGTAAGTATGTCAGTAAGATCAGTCGCTTGTTGTCCAAATTGACTGAGTCTTGCATTCATTTCATCTACCGTCATTATGTGAGTCTGTATATTTTAAGATTACCTCCAGCTAATTGTTGTAGTGTAGACTCCTCTTGGCCTGGAATATCTGCAAGTGTAATCAATTCCCAAGTGTAACCAGCTGGATTAACAGAGTCTATTACGATATCCCAAGTAGCATTAAAGTTATAGACTGTTCCTACGGTTT